CAATATGAGGTTCCGTATTAATTTTTAAAAATACTTCGTTGGATTTGGATATAACAAGGTTTGCTGTTGTATCAATCACATGAATCCATTCATCTAGGGGTATTTATCTACCCTAGTCCAGCATTGAATCTCATGAACTCAATTGCATTCTTGATTTGATATGTGCGATTAGTAATCTGCTTTAAAATGCTTTCAATGTAAACAAGCATTGTATCGTAGTAATCAATCTTCAGGCAGATTGTTGAAAGCTTCTCATCCGCATCCAAATATTTTTGCATAGTGTCTTTATCCCTAATTTTTTTAGGAAATGGATTCTCCACATAAACATCAGGATCTGCTTTTCCACTAAAATACTCATAGCGTTCGTGTCGAATATTTTTTCTCTGTTGCTCTGCTTTCTTTCTCAAAAGAAAGATTGTGTTGTACATTTCAAAATACTTCGCATGAAGAGCGGGAATATTTGTTGATTCTGTATGGAGGTTATCCATATCAATTTTTGCATCTTTTTCCCAAATCTCTTGAAGTTTATCAAGATCAATCATAAAGGATTGCCACTTAAATCGGTTATATTGTAGATAGTATACTTGAAAGTTACGTCTGCTGTAAAGTATTGAACGTCTTCTGAAGTAGCATCAAAGTCAAGAGTTGACAATGAATATGGCCACAAATCTTTAAAAACAACCTGAAAGTTTGGATTAAAACTGCTGTTTAAAACTTGTAGAGTTGCATCGGAAAATAAATCCATACCCTTTTCCAAAGGTGGATTTACTGTTCCCGTTCTATCAATCATTGCATTTTTTTGTAAATCATATATCTCTTGCAAACTTTCTGGATAACCAAGTCCACGTATCCAGTTATGTATTTCCATATAGTTTTCAAGATTTTCATCAACCAAAAATCTTAATGTAAAATCGTCAAATAAAATTTTATCACCTGGAACATCAATGTCCTTCAAGTATGTTGGTTGATTTGCAATACCAAGTGTCATTGATGGAATATTTGCGGTATTCCCAAAAAATGCAACCTTTGGTGCTCTGTTCAATGTAAACCTGAATCCAGTAGGAGACAAAAAGTTCCTATTAGACACTTGTTTATCGTATGGATTCCCAGTCATCGTTTTTTAAATATTTATCGGTTCTCTTTATAATGACGAACTCTATGGCAGTTTGCACATATCATTATACATTTTTTTGCTTCCTCCATGATAGTTTCTAAATTACCATCTAACCTTGGAGCAATTTCAAAAGATTTTTTAGATGGGTCTACATGGTGGAAATCATAACAACATACTGGAAAACTATTACCACAATCATGACATTTATTGCCAAAATAATCAACTAAGTGTTGCTTTCTTTCATCTCTACGCCTTCTTACATTTATTCTATGATTTTCTGCTCTTCTTTTAGTTCTTCCTTCTCCATAAAATCCAGTAGTGTTGGTTATTGGTCTTGGCATCGTTCACAAATAGTTCTTACATTTTTATTTATAAAAAAAGACCTCCTTTCGGAGGTCTTGAACAAATGTGAATGATATCACATCAAATTTTTGACCGCAACACGTCTGTAGTAACGGTTTGCATTGAGGTTAAGAGCACCCAGTTGCTGGTTGGTTCCTTCCGCGAATGGGTTAGCAACAATACCATAGCGGGTCTTGAAGCCAATCTTGGGCTGGAAGGAGTTCTCACCAACGGCACGAACCATTTGGAGAGGAACATATGGGCAGTAGAAGATGCCAGCGTCATAAGGTGAAGAACCCTTATAACCGACAACGTAGTACTGGTTGCCAGGAGTTGCGTTAGCTGAAGTCAGGTTAGCAGCATAAGGATCGATATAAACACGATACTTACCTTGCAGAACACCAGCGAAGGTGTTACCAGTGTCATCAACGTTCAGGTTAGCGTTGAGTGCAGGGGTGTAGTCAAGAACACCAGCCATGGTGAGAGCAGAAGCAACGTCTGCGGAACACAGGATGATGTTGCCCTTTCCTCTACGAGTTCTTTGTGCAATCGCGTTAGCGTCGCGCTCGATTTGGAACAGGAGACCCTTGAACTTCTCAACACTCCAACGTCCGTTAGAGTCGATGTCGAGGTCGAATACACCAGCGGTAGCGGTGTTTTGAACAGCGCCTTGCTCAGCAACCTTGTAGATGGTTCTGATGACTTCACGGTTGATTTCAGCAAGAATCTCAGTTGACAGAATGTTTGCCAACTCAGCTTCTGCATTCAGTCCGTGAATTGCCTTCAGATCCTGTGCAAGCTCAAGGCTGTATTCTGCCTTCAGTGCTCTGGACTTAGCGGTAACAGTGACTTTCTCAATCGAGAATGCCATCTGGTTGAATGCATTAGCACCCGTATCGAGTCCTTCTGCACTGTCGGTACGCAGACCCTGACCAACGTTATAAGGTGAAGGCTCGGTTGTTGCAGTACCAACTGGGTTCAGAACGGAAGGATTAGTGCCAGACTGTGCGGTAGTACCGAAACCAACTTTAGGATCGGTGAAACCGTTAGCGTCGTCACGACCGAAGGGTTGACCCGAGAATGCGGAATCTGCTTCGTTGAAGAATGCTTCGTCGCCAGACTGAGTGCCGTAGCGTGAACGCATTGCGAAAATGAGTCCAGTAGGACCGCTCATTGGTTGAACGCCAGCCAAGTCATAAGCGACAAGGTTAGGCATTGAACGTCTGATGAGTGAAATCAGAACGGGATCGAAACCTGCGGTAGGACCTGCAGCAGCAGCACTACCTGAGAATCCAGGAGCGCCAGCTGAAGAGCCAGTGCTATTGGTTGGTTGCTCCATGAGCATACCGCCATGTTCGAATGCGGATTGCTCGCGGAGGAATTTTTCTTGGTTTTCCAGCAGGACGGCGGTTACTGCTCTTCTGTGTGAATCTTTGATTGGATCAAGACCCTCATAGTTGAGGAGAGGTGCCCACTTTTCCTGCAGATGCTCGGATTGGAACATTTGCGTTTACCTAATAAGTGTACGTTTTTTGGGTTTGAATTATATTAAATTCAATTATTTGCTAAAAGAACCCATGGTTCTCAGGTATGCGGACATTGAATTCGAATAGGATTCGGGAGCAACGTCTACACCCTCAGAAAGGGTTTCGGACTTAGCAGTTGAAGGTGCTGATTTAGAGGCAAAATATGACTCCTTCAGCGTCTCCAGCTTTTCACGATATTCTTCTTCACATTCAAACTCAACACTTTCGGCAAGTGAAGCGAGCTTCTCTTTCTGAGTCTGTGCAAGACCTTCAGAGACTTGATCTAAGATTCCGTCAGCAACCGACTCTGCGAGACGCTTGTTGAGGGAGATGTTCTTCTCAATTTGCTCGTTGAGTTTTGTCTCCATATCATCAAGTTTTTCTACCATGCTCTCAAGCACATCATATTTATCTTCAGGGATTGTTACATAATGATCTTCAAAAAGACCCTTCATTCCTTCAAGGAATGATTCGGTCATCTCAGTCTTGAGTCCTTGCTCAATAGCAAGTGCATTCTCAGAGAACCATTCGTCTGAGACATACTCAAGATAAGAATCAACACGCTCAGCGAGTGATTCCTTCATTTCTTCTACTTCTTCTGCAAGAGCAGCAGCATATGCTTGCTCAAGCTCTTCCTTGATACCAGCAACCTTAGAATTGATTGCTGCTTCAAAGATGGTTTTTGCTTTTTCCTTAAACTCTTCGGAGAGTTCTTCGCCACCGAGAAGTGCATTAACATCTTCTTCGATGTCATACTCTTCAACGGTTTCTTCTTCTGCAACTACTTCATCAGTAGTCTCTTCTTCTTCCTCAATGACTTCTTCAGTCTCAAGTTCTTCCTCTTCCTTCATGCCCTTCATTGGTTCTGCTGCTTTAGCGCCTTTGTTTACAACATCACGAACTTGCTTAAGAGTACCACCAGGAGTCTTTAACTTAGCCGAATCATCATCGGGCTTATAGTTATCTGGGGTAGGTCCACCAAGGTCCTCTACAGAACCGAGTTGTGAACCATCATTTTGCAACTTAGGCATTCCTTCTGCAGGCTTAGCGCCAGCATTTACAGCAGTTTTGGATTGCTTAGTGCCTGCTTCCATTTCTTGTAATTGTTTACCACGAGACATTTGAACTCTCCGATGTTTCCTGTTATTAAACTATATTTATTTATAAATTAAGATATTTAATAAATCAAAGATTATTTAAGAAATCATTGAATAAGTTTAACTTATTCTCTTCAAGCGATCTTTGAGTAACAAGAGTGTTGATTTGTTTGTATGTTTTTGCAGCATACTTCTCACGAAGAATACCACCGTCCCATACCCACTCTTTTCCTTCCATGATACCTTCAACAAAAGCATCAGGAGCAGAAGGATCAGCAACGATATCAGCAGCAGTTGCTAACATGAAGTCGTCACCGACAACATTGATTCCCTCTCTTGTCATTTTGAGCGAACCAATGCCGCGAGAAGAAACTCCGAGTTTTACACCTTCTTCAATCAGAGAAGATGCAATCTTACCCATTGGAGTATTCAGAATCTTTGCTTTTCCGATAAAGTTTGAACCACTCTCTTTCAGAGAAACGATTTTATGAGAAACTCTATCAAGGTTTACGGTTGGG